TTAATTGGGAAGAATATTTCCAACATATTAAACCAGTTTGTCCTTGGAGTGGCGCAGCTCACAAAAAGGGCGAAATAAAAATTATACAATGGTCTGGAGAGATTGAGCCGCTAGGCAACAACCAGGCTATTGTTTATATTTGTCCCAAACTTAATCGTAGAAGATTAAAAAAATTACACAAAAAAATTGATAACGGCGATTATGAATGGCTGTGGAGTGAACCTACAAACGGCTCAAATGCCTCTCCTGTTCCGGTATTAATACAACAAGATAAACGTAAGTTATTTGACCTAAGGTTCGATACTGGTTACTATGACGATATTATAGGTTAAATAACAGTATGGCAGCATCATTAGACGGCGTCTTAATTAAGAAAGCCAATAAACAAGAAACATTTAGCAACGAGCAAGTTGAAGACTTAATGAAATGCATGGATCCTGACATCGGATACTTGTACTTTGCAGAACACTTTGCTTATATTCAACATCCTGTACAAGGAAAGCTATTATACGATCCTTACAAATATCAGTTAGGATTAATGCACAGTTATCATAGCTACCGCTTTAACATCAACATGATGCCTAGACAAACAGGCAAAACTACATGTGCTAGTATCTATCTAGCATGGTATGCAATGTTTAAACCAGATCAAACTATTCTAGTTGCTGCACACAAATATACAGGTGCCCAAGAGATTATGTCACGCATACGCTTTGTGTACGAAAGTTGCCCTGATCACATACGTGCAGGTGTTACAAGTTATAACAAGCAATCAATTGAGTTTGAAAACGGTTCACGTATTGTTGCACAAACAACAACAGGCAACACGGGACGTGGTATGAGTATCTCGTTACTATACTGTGACGAGTTTGCGTTTGTACAACCTAATATTGCTGAAGAGTTTTGGACTTCAATATCACCTACACTAGCAACAGGTGGTCGTGCTATTATTACAAGCACTCCGAACAGTGACGAAGATACATTTGCTACTATTTGGAAACAAGCAGAAAATAAGTTTGATGAACACGGCAATGAACAAGAGTTAGGTGTAAATGGCTTCCATAGCTTTATATCACAATGGGACGAGCATCCTGATCGTGACGAAGAATGGAAAGTAACAGAAGTTGGTCGGATAGGCGAAGAAAAATTCCGTCGTGAGTACGGATGTGAATTCCTTGTATTTGACGAAACACTTATTAATAGTATTAAACTTGCTATTATGGAAGGAGTGGCCCCAATACTTAACATGGGACAAACACGTTGGTATAAAAAACCAACTAGTCAGTACACCTATGCAGTAGCACTTGATCCTAGTATGGGCACAGGCGGCGACAATGCAGCTATACAAGTATTTGAATTACCTAGCTACGAGCAAGTAGCAGAGTGGCAACATAACACAACGGCTATACCAGGACAAATAAGAGTACTTGCTGATATATGTACATATCTACAACAAGAAACTCAAAATGCTAACAATATATATTGGAGTGTTGAAAACAATGGTATAGGTGAAGCATGTTTACTTGTTATTAATGACTTTGGTGAAGAAAACATTCCGGGGCTGTTTGTAAGTGAACCGATGCGCAAAGGACATGTAAGGAAGTTCCGGAAAGGATTTAACACTACACACGGTACTAAGATTTCTGCGTGTAGTAGACTTAAAACTATGATCGAAAATGATAAAATGTTGCTTAAAAGTAAACCGCTAATTAGTGAGCTTAAAGGGTTTGTAGCAACAGGATCGAGTTTCCAAGCAAAGTCGGGAATGGGTGATGATTTAGTAAGTGCTACACTATTAGCTTTACGAATAATGGCAGTACTTAAAGACTGGGATCCTAGAGTCTATAATACATTTAAAAGTATGGAAAATGAATTAGACTATGAACCGCCCATGCCCATCTTCATATCGACGAACTATTGATAAATACTAGTATGAAAAACTTAGACCTAATTAGTGAAGAATTATTTAATAAAATACGTGGACGTTTTCCAAGCGTTACGATTGGCAATGCTGAAGGCAATGTAACCAATGTTCCCAATGAAGCAAGATTTTTTGATTTTGATTTTAAAGAAGGCGAACAGAATTTAGGTAAGGTAAGTATAAGTGTAGATGATACTAGTGTAAGTGTTATGTACAGTAATAATTTTATCGAAGGTCAAGATAAGTTTACAAAAGAAAAATGGTATGGGTTTTTAAAGGAGCTAAGGTATTTTGCTAAAAAGAGACTATTAAATTTTGATACCAGAGACATAACAAAGTCAAATTTAAATAAAAGAGATTATAAGTTTTTAGCAACTAATTCCGGGGATGAAACAATGAGCGAATCAAAATTATATGGTACTAGTAAAATTAGTTACCAAAAAGTAGGCGAAGCACGTATTGTAATTAAGCATACAGAAAGTATTAACCAAGAAAGTGCTGCAGGACGCACACGTAGTATTGGCAAAATATATATTGAAAGTGCCGATGGCGAACGTTTTATGTATCCGTTCAAACACCTAAGTGGTGCAAGAGCAATGGCACGTCATGTAGCAGAAGGCGGTAAACCGTTTGATGAGTTTGGTGGACACATTGTTGGTCTGTCAGAAGAGATGAGCAAGTTGCGCAAGTTTAACAACTACATGGGCCGTAGTGCTGTAATGGCAGAAAGCCTAGCAGGGTATGTTGACGCAGTTAAAGCACGTATTAGTACAGTTAAGAAAACAATTGAGTCATTGCAAAAGCCAAAGTATTATGCAGAAACATTTGCTGCATATGCTGCACCAATGATGGAAGATGTACCTACAGACGTTGCAGAGAATTGGATTGATCAATTAACTATTAAACAGTTTAACGAAGAACTAGCTGATGTATTTCCGTACATTTATAACCTAGTAAGTGAAGCAAATAAAGCAGAAGGTCTAGGACCAGACGATTTATTAGGTGAAGCTGATGTAGTAGAAGCTCTTATGAAAGGTCATGAAAAATATCATTGTAAAGACTGTGGCTGTCAAATGCATAATTGTAAGCCAGACTGTGATTGCAAACATGATTCGCATGACGAAAAAGGCGCTTGGTGGGAAGATAAAGACGGTAACGGCATTCCAGATGTAATGGAAGGTTCGACTATGACAGAATACGAAAATTGGGCAGATCAAGTAATAGACGAAGGATTAGAAAAAGAGCCAAAAACACCTGTAGGCGAATACGTACTTAGTATGTTTGATCGTGACTCGGGTAAGTTTCCAAAAGGTGAAACAGCAGTACTAACAGCTATTGAAAAAGACTACGGCGAACAATACATTAATCCAGCTAAGAAATTTATCGAAGCAATTTTTGCAAAGTTTGAACAGTATAAAGCAACTAACGGCGCTATGTTAGGCGAAGCAGGCGGCGAAGAGATTTTCCTAGACTTTAGCAAAGAGTTAATAGATGTCCAACGTACAGACGATACTGAAGAATTTACTGCAAAACTTGACGGATTAGGTTATAGAGCCGGATCAGAAGAAGAAATTGATCTTGAAGGTACACCTGTTAATGTTAAAATAAACGCAATTGGTTACGTACAAGAAGGTGAATTTGAAATTGTTAGTGTTACTGGTGACGATGGTACACAATATGTACTAGACGAAACTGACACTTGGGATATAGATATGTTAACTGATGCTTTCAGTAACGCACTAGCAACTGAAGACGCAGTATTAACACAAAGCGCACCAGATACTGGCACTGTAATGGAGCCAACGGTGGGGCAAGAAGAACAAGACGACCTAAGAAGGTTAGCGGGGTTATAACATGGAAAAGACAATACAGCAATTAATAGCAGAGATGGATCGTATCGAAGCATCAGCAGTAGGTGAGCAATACACTCCTGAAACTACAGAAAACGTACATGTGCCACTAGAAAATAGTACATATCCAGAAGCTGAAAAAGTAGTAAAGTCAGTAGCACAAGAAATTAGAGAACTAGGCGATCGTTTGATGGCAATACAGGCATAGACATTTAAATTCACAAATTTGTCAGAAAGAGGTTGACTTCTGATAAGTAAAACTGTATAATAGTATATGTGCTGTTATACAACAAGGCACGCAGTACCGTAGCAATGTAGCTACAAATATCATAGGCACTAACAGGAGGCATTAAACTATGGCATCATTAGCAGAAATCCGAGCGAAGCTCAAAGAACAAGAAGCAAACACAGGCGGCAATCGTTCGTCAGGTGGCGACAACGCAATTTACCCATTTTGGAACATTAAAGAAGGCGAAAGTACAACTTTCCGTTTCCTTCCTGATGCAGACGATACAAACACTTTCTTTTGGAAAGAACGTTTAATGATTAAATTGCCGTTTGCAGGTATTAAAGGTGAAACTGATTCTCGTCCAGTACAAGTACAAATTCCATGTATGGAAATGTATGGCGAGTCATGTGACATTCTTAACGAAGTACGTGGTTGGTTCAAAGACTCAAGTCTAGAAGACATGGGTCGTAAATATTGGAAAAAACGCTCGTATATTTTCCAAGGGTTTGTAAATGATAATCCATTAACAGACGACACTACACCTGAAAACCCAATTAGACGCTTTATTATTGGTCCACAAATCTTCCAAATTATTAAGGCAGCATTAATGGATCCAGACATGGAAGAATTACCAACAGATTATACTGCTGGTGTAGACTTCCGTCTTAACAAAACATCTAAAGGCGGTTATGCAGACTATTCAACATCTACCTGGGCACGTCGCGATCGTCCATTAAACGATCAAGAAATGGCAGCAGTTAATTCAAACACTTTATTTACATTGTCAGACTTTCTTCCAAAGAAGCCAAGTGACATCGAAGTTAAAGTAATGAAAGAGATGTTCGAAGCGTCAGTAGACGGTGAAGCATATGATGCAGAACGTTTTGGTCAATATTTCCGTCCAGCGGGAATGTCAGCTAAGACAGGTGATCCAAATAAAGCGTCATCGAATGGCACAGCAACTTCTAGATCTCCGGCTCCAGTAGTAGCACCAACTCCTCCAACAGCAGAAGCAGCACCATTTGCGGCAGATGTAGCAGTAGCAGAAGCAGCTATTGCGGCACCGGCAGCAGCACCTGCAGAAGGTAATGCACAAGACATACTTGCAATGATTCGTTCAAGACAGTCTAGCTAAAGCAACTATGAAGGGTTGCTATGTTATGTAGCAACCCTCTTTATATCACAGCTAATTAGGAGAAACAATGGCTAAATCATTTGATGTTAGCAAGTTCCGTAAGGACTTGACTAAGAGTATCTCAGGCATGAGTACAGGATTTAACGATCCTACTGATTGGATCAGTACAGGATCATATGCACTAAACTATCTTATCTCAGGATCCTTTCATAAAGGAGTTCCACTAGGTAAGGTTACTGTGTTTGCAGGTGAATCAGGAGCAGGTAAGAGTTATTTCTGCGCTGGCAACATTGTAAAACACGCACAGGATCAAGACATTTTTGTAGTATTAATTGATACAGAAAATGCACTTGACGAAAGCTGGCTACAAGCTCTACAAGTAGACACAAGTCCAGAGAAGTTACTCAAGCTCAATATGAGTATGATTGACGATGTGGCAAAAACTATCTCAACATTTGTTAACGACTATCGTGCAATGGACGAAGAAGACCGTCCTAAAGTATTGTTTGTAGTTGACTCGTTGGGTATGTTACTAACACCTACTGATGTTGATCAGTTTAACAAGGGTGATATGAAAGGTGATATGGGTCGTAAGCCTAAGGCACTAACTTCATTAGTCCGTAATACTGTTAACATGATTGGCTCACTTAACGTAGGCTTAGTATGTACTAACCACACTTATGCATCGCAGGATATGTTTGATCCAGATGATAAGATCAGTGGCGGCGCAGGCTTTATCTATGCATCAAGTATTGTTGTTGCAATGAAAAAGATGAAGTTGAAAGAAGACGAAGACGGCAATAAGATCTCAGAAGTTATGGGTATCCGTGCTGGTTGTAAAGTAATGAAGACACGCTATGCAAAACCTTTCGAAGGTGTGCAGGTTAAGATTCCTTATGAAACTGGTATGAATCCTTACAGCGGGTTAGTTGAATTGTTTGAGAAGAAGAACTTGTTAGTTAAGCAAGGCAATCGACTCAAGTATATTAACCTAGCAGGCGAAGAAGTTCTTGAATATCGTAAAGCATGGATGCTTGATAATAGACTTGATCAGATTATGATGGAATATGACGAGAAGATGAAGCCTGTGGTAAATACCGATGTTAATGTAGGCTTAATTGACAACAATATTGAAGAACTAATCGAGGAGTAAATAATGGACGATAGTCAGATTGCAGAACTTTGGACAACTTTAAAAGAGTACTTAGATAAGAAACATGTTGAAATGGCAGCCGAACGCTATGTTGATGTGTTAGCTGATTTTGGTATTAGTGACGAAACATTCAAAGATGTAATAGGTGCTGAAGAAAATTTAGATCATGCAATTAGCTATTATCTAGACATTGACGAAGATGTTCTAGAAGAAGAAACAGATTGGGATGAATAATGGGATGGTATAGTGAAGTATCACGAGATATATCTAAGATACCTTCAGCTGTGCAATTCTTCGAAGACGAGTTAGTCGAAGCCCGGGTTGAAGTAAAGCTCAAAGGCAATGTTGAACGTGCCGCGGCAGAAATGCCCGGTATCGTTGAGCATCGTTTTAATCAACTTCAAGAGATTGAAGCAATCCTACATTACTTAAACATTGAGCTACGTAGATTGCGTAGCTCATACTTTAAGAAGTACCTTGAAAACTATCAACGAGCTCTGTCAAGCCGTGACGTTGAAAAATACGTAGACGGTGAGGCAGATGTTGTTGACTACGAAAAGATTATCAACGAATTTGCACTAATGCGCAACAAGTGGTTAGGACTCTTAAAAGGTCTTGATCAAAAGCAATGGCAGATAACTAATGTTGTGAAGCTAAGAGTAGCAGGGATGGAAGATGCAAGTTTATAATGTTCTTATAGGATGCGATCAAAAGTACTACGAAGATTGGGGGATACATCTAATACGAAGTATTAGGTATTTTAATCCTTGGATAACATGCCATGTACACGTGGTTAATCCAATACATGTCGAAAAAATTGACGGTGTTGAGTATACTACTGAACACCGTGATTTCCCGAATGACACTGTTAAAATAGGATATTTGCAATGTGTAAGATTTTTAAAAGTTGCTGAAAAGTTTACAGATAATGATCTAGTAATGACACTTGATGCTGATACTATATGCACAAGGAAAACCACTCCACAAGCGTTTGAAGAAGCTACTAAGCATAAGATTACTATGCTAAGACATTTAAAAGCAAAGCACTGGTTAGCAGGACTGGTAACTTATGGCGAAGCGGGCTTTAAAGATGAATTAGCAGCTAAATTATTAGAAAAGCCTATTGAACAATGGGCACCTTTTTGGGACCAAACTATACTCGCTGAACTTAGTAAAAAGTATACATACAATGAACAACCAGCAAGATTATTTTGGATGAGTATAGGAAAAAATGGAAACCAGAGTGTATTTTTAACACTCAAAGGTAACCAAAAAGAAAAATCTAAGTATCTTGATACATACAAAAAATTTATGGTAAGGAATATATAATGCTAGACGAACACCTAGGTGGACACAACGGATTAACACATTTAGACGAAGGTGCTCTAACATGGTTAAAACAATTAGGACATACAAGTTTTTTAGACATTGGCTGCGGCCCAGGCGGCATGGTAGAGCTTGCTGAACAATTAGGTTTTAAAGTTCTCGGAGTTGACGGCGATCATACACTTGAAAGATATAAAAAAGAAAACTTTATCATTCACGACTTTCAAGAAGGTCCCGCGCCAGTTAAACAATTTTTTGACATAGGCTGGAGTGTAGAATTTGTTGAGCACGTATATGAAAAATATATTCCTAACTACGTAAAGGCAATGCAACAATGTAAAAATGTTATTATGACACATGCAGTTGTAGGACAAACAGGATACCATCATGTTAATTGTCAAAATGCTCCTTACTGGATTGCTAAGATGGCAGAGTACGGATTAATATTAGACGAAGAAAAAACAAAACAATTACGTATTGCGTCAACAATGGGCAAGAAAAAGAAACACAAATTTTTAGAAAAAACTGGAATGTACTTCGTAAATGAAAACCTCTGAACCGTTAATTGTTGCAATAAAAGATGCTTATAGAAACCACCCTATCATCGGCGGCAATAATGTTAAGATAGCCGAGTGGGAAGATAAAGAGCTTATTAACAAAGCTGACATATTTTTACAAAGTAATATCTTAGAACAAAAACGACAAAAGAAGTTAGGACATATATACGAGTTTATACGCTATAGCGGTAAGCCTTATATATGTGCAGAATCTGCCGTGTTTAGAAGAAACATGCCAAACTATCCTGCTCCGCAAGCATATCATCGATTTAGTTGGTGGAGTTATTTCCAAGACGAAGGTGAGTATAATGTTAGTAACTGTCCTTCAGATAGGTGGGAACGAGTACAGCAAGAACAAAATATAGAAATTAAAGAGTGGCAACAACCCGGCGAGGCAATATTAGTAGTATTACAACGCCCCGGTGATAGTAGTTTAAAAAATCTTCTTAAGAAGCACGGAACATACGATGCATTCTTAGCACACACACTAACAGAAATACGCAAGCACACAGATAGAAAAATCATTGTACGTCTACACCCTGCTAGGGTAGAACGACAAATGGAAATTATTAATCGTTGCAGTATAAGTAATTTTGAAATAAGTCAAAATAATTCAGGAGCCGGATTACTAAATGGCGGTGATGGGTTGTACCAAGACTTTCAAAGAGCGTGGGCTGTTGTTGGATTTAATACTAATGCACTAACTGAAAGTGTATGTGAAGGGTTGCCTACGTTTAGCTTATGTCCTAGTTCAATGGCTTGGCCTGTAAGTAATACAAATTTAAACACATTAGAAAATCCAACATTTTTTGATCGAACACGATGGCTACATAATCTTGCGTATTGTCAATGGAATACTAGTGAAATTGCACAAGGGCTTCCGTGGCAACATCTTAAATCACTGTATCCAAAAAAATTAATCAATCCTTATTGCTAGATTAAAGTACGCACATAAATATGTACATGGATATAGTATTAGTAACTGGCGGATTTGATCCGTTACACAGCGGGCATATTGCCTATTTCAAAGAAGCAAAGAAATTAGGCGATCGATTGATCGTTGGCCTAAATTCAGATGAATGGCTTGAGCGTAAAAAGGGCAAAGCATTTATGCCTTGGAATGAGCGCCTATGCATTGTAAACAACTTACAAATGGTAGACGAAGTTTTTACATTTATGGACGATGATGATTCTGCTATAAATTTTATAAAACAAGTTAAAGCACACTATCCCAACGATAAAATAATATTTGCCAATGGCGGCGACCGAACCTCTGAAAACATCCCTGAGATGGCAGTTGAAGGTGTAGAGTTTGTATTTGGTATCGGCGGAGAAAACAAAGCTAACAGTTCAAGCTGGATACTAGAAGAGTGGAAAGCGCCTAAGACTGAAAGAACGTGGGGGTATTATAGAGTGATACACGAATATGATAGACACACTAAAGTAAAAGAGTTAGCAGTGCCGCCGGGTGGCAAGCTATCAATGCAACGGCACCAAGAACGTGCAGAGCATTGGTTTGTTGCAGAGGGATCTGCAACAGTGTACACAATTAACCAAGCAACTGATATTGATTTGCACGGCACATACGCCCAGCATCAAAGTTTACATATACCACAAGGTATGTGGCATCAATTAGCGAATGAAACAGATAAACAGCTAAAACTAGTAGAAATACAGTATGGCACAAACTGCGTGGAGGAAGACATTGAAAGACAACCTAATTAAAATATTTGTAGGCTGGGATAGCAGAGAAGACCTAGCATTTCAAGTATGTCGACAAAGTATACTTGATAGAGCTAAGTTTCCAGATAGTATAGAAATTGTCCCTATTAAAATGCAAGAGATGCGTGATAGAGGACTGTACTGGAGAGATGAAGATAAATTAGCATCCACCGAATTTACATTTACACGCTTTCTTGTACCCGAACTTGCTAACTTTAAAGGTTGGGCAATGTTTTGTGATTGCGACTTTTTATTTAAAAGAGACGTAAGAAACTTGTGGAAAGTTATAGAAGAGAATTTAAATAAAAATTATGCTATGATGTGTGTTCAACATGATTATACACCAACTTTTACAACCAAAATGGACGGCAGGGAACAAACTGTGTATCCAAGAAAAAATTGGTCAAGTATGATGTTATTCAATTGTGAACATCCAAAAAATAGAAAACTTACAAAAGAATTTATTAACAATCCAGATATAGATGGAAAATTTTTACATAGATTTAGTTGGTTAGACGATCAAGATATAGGAAGTTTAAGTCGTGATTGGAATTGGTTAGTAGGTGTTTATAAAGAAGATGGAAAAAACTCACCCGCTGCAATACATTATACAGATGGCGGACCTTGGTTTAAAGATTATAAAACATGTGAATATTCTGGAGACTGGTATCTAGGCGAAAAAAGTTATCTAGCACAAAAGGCAGCAAATGCAAAACATAAACTAACACCCGACATTTGGAAGGTGAATGACGAGAAACAAGAAATTTTAAAATCGGTTCTAAAATATCTAGTAGATCCTGAAGCTAAGTATTACGAAGGAAATACTTGGCAATCAATTACGGAGAAAGTACATAATCATATGGGTAAAATTGTAGCAATTGACACAAGTGAAGTTAATTTTGAAAGAAAGGGCGCTAAGTACGACCCTATTTTAGAAAACTTTGCAATGGGTAGTAATGGCGTAGTAAGCTCATATGGAGACCATTTAGATGACAATACTGATTTAATTATTAGAGGCGTTGGTGGCGGAAGTCGTAAAGCAATAGTCAAGTGCCAAAACTCAGGTAGAACATTCTATACAGTTGATACTGGATATTTTGGTAACTGGAAAAATAAATGGATACATCGAGTTACAAAAAACAATATGCAAAACTGCGGACCGATACTTCAAAGACCAATGGACAGAGCTAAAGCACACGGATATAGATTTCGTAAGTTATCACCAGGCAGCAAAATATTACTTGTGCCACCTAGTTTAAAAGCTATGCGACTATTTGGACAACCTGATCCGGAAACCTGGGTACAACAAGTAACTGCTGAACTTAAAAAGTATACTAGTCGTCCCATAGAAGTTAGACTTAAACCTAATAGAACAGAACGTGTAACGGATAAGACTATGGCAGCGGCACTTGCCGATGACGTTCATTGTCTTGTAACGTATAATAGTATTGCTGCTGTCGAAGCACTTCAAGCAGGGAAACCAGCTGTAGTGTTAGGCCCAAATGCTGCAAGCGGTATTTGCGAAACTGAATTAAGAAATGTTGATAATCCTAAAATGCCAGATAGAGAAACCCAAGATGCATTTTTTGCTCACCTTGCATATTGTCAATTTGATGTACATGAATTACGTAACGGCTTTGCATGGAGAACTGTAAATGAAAGTAGTAGCATACCACAGTGGTATCCCGCCAAAAAATAATAGTCCTGAGAAACCTTTAATATTATCAAATTTTATTCAAGGAGTTGTGCAGTTGGGGAATATCGGTACAAATCATTACCAGCCAACCTTGCAAGATTGTGATCTAGCAGTCTTACAAGGGTTTGTGCATGCCAACAGTAAAAACACACCTCATCTTCTTTTTAGAAGACAAGTAATAGATAGACAAAAACTAACTAAAGCGCACACGTTAATTGTTGATAGCAATTTGTTTTTATTTCAAACTGCAAGTAAGCGTAACACTCCTGGTAACTATTTAAGATATAGTTTAGACGGTGTTTTTAGAGACACAGGATTTTATTTTGATAAAGATATAGATCCTAATAGATGGCAAATAATAAAAAAGCATTTAGCCATAGATGTAAAATCATACGACACTAGAGGTAATTTTATTTTACTGTGTTTACAACGTAATGGCGGCTGGAGCATGAAGCATCAAGATGTAATTGAATATGCTCACAGAACAATACGTCAACTAAAATCTGTAACGTCTCGTAAAATAATTGTAAGAGGGCATCCGGGCGATAGAAAAACAATGGCTAGGATTGCTCAAGAGATCAAATATCCTAATGTAGAGATTTCTTCAAATCCAGATATTCGTGACGATTTAAAAAATGCATGGGCAAGTATTACTTTTAACAGCAGTCCTGGTGTAGCAAGTTTAATACACGGAGTTCCAGTATTCCAAATGGATCAAGATTTAAATTATAGTATGTATAGCGAAGTTGCAAATACTGATCTAACACAAATTGAGAATCCAATACTGTTTGATCGCCAAGAATGGTTAGAAAGAATAGCTATGTGTCATTGGAGTTTTGATGAACTTACAAATGGCACAGCTTGGAAATTTATGAGAAACTATATCTAGTGCCAGTTCTTAAATTACCAAACAATAAAATTTTAGAAGTAGCAGTCAATAATAAATGTGGTATTACTAGTGCTATTAGTATTATGTGCTATCCATATTTTAACAAACATCTTGCTCGTCGTGGATCAAACGAACTAATTAAAAAAGGATTGTTTTCCAAAAGTTTAGATAGAGCAGGTTGGGTTAAATCGGACTATAAAGTTGCTATTGTCCGAGATCCTATATCAAGAATACTAAGTTGTTATGCTGATAGAGTATTGATAAAGAACAGAAAAAACGTAAAAGAAAATGTAACTGACTGGGATTATTTTATCAATAATTTACAAAAAATACAAGAGGAATACAAGGATATATGGCATCATTCATATCCACAAGTAAATAGACTAGGAAGAGATCCTAGCATATATGATAAAATTTTTAACACAAAAAATTTAAATAACGAATTTCCAAAATTTATAGGAGAGCTTTACAATACAAAAATACCTTCTATACACACAAAAAGTTCTGGGTCAATAAAAAATAAAATTAATTTAACAGATAAACATTTAGAATTAATTAAAGAATTTTATAAAGAAGATTATAAGTATTACGGAGATTATTTTGACCAATAATCTTCAGTTCGATTAACCATTATATCAACTGAACGAGATCTACCTTCTTGCTTGCGTACACCCTTCATATGATCAATCCATTTACCTAGTACACCATTAATGAGAGGATGTCCGCCACCTCCAGACTTTGCTTCACGCAAATACATCTCTGCACTATAATCAAATACATTAGGATCTTGTTGTTTCATATTGGTCAAAATATTTCCAAATACAAAGCTATCGTGCCATTCAGCTAATCTAAAGATACCGTTGTCTGCATCTTCATATACTCTTTCAAATTCTGCTAAAAACTGTTGACAAGTCTTGTGGTGTAAGTTCATACCATAAAAGCCGCACTCTGGCCATGTCTGCGATCCTTTACCTCTACCAACATATGTAATCCAAGCATCTTCAGGTAACTGTGCTTTAAAGTTATCATATGACCAATCACTATGTACATATGTATCAGCATCCATCCACACACACCAGTCCTTAGAGCGCACACAAGCGTCATACACAGCATAAGTCTTGTTAGCGAAGCGTACTGCATCCCACTTAAAACCTTTCTGCCAGTCCTTGCGTCCGTTACGTGCAGGGTGGTTAGTTATATCTCCATTTGCATGAGGAATATTTTTCCAACGCTCTTTAAAAACATTTAACTTTGGTAATACTTCTTTTGCATCTAATATTGTTATTTGTTCTGGGTCAGGGTTACTAGGGTTGCAATTCTCAGCATACACTAATAATTTAATTTTTTTATCTACTCTTTGAGCAAATGAATCTAAAAATCTTTGCCCGTAAATTTCTAATCCAGGTTGGTGAAATGTTGTAACCACAGTTATGTTTGACATAGTTTATTCCTTGTAAATATAGTATATGGTATTTAACGATGAAATTTAACTTATGGAGACAATATGGCGCACTTAATTCTAAGCCTGTGTTTGACGCCTTTCACGCTGGCGCTAATGCTCTTGGCCACAGCGTTGTCGATAACGCTGATGATGGGATTGATGTTATTTGGAGCGTTCTTTTCAACGGCCGTATGGCTGGAAACCGTGCTGTTTGGGAAAGAAACCTTCAACAACAAAAACCAACAATAGTACTAGAAGTTGGTGGCATTAACAGAGGTACAACATGGAAGGTGGGATTAAATGGAATCAATAGAGCTGCTTACTTTAGTGAGCCAGGTAATGACGGGAGCAGGGCTAATCACTTGGGATTGGTTTGTAAGCCTTGGAGATCCAACGGCGATTTTATTCTAATATGCGGGCAGCACGATAAGAGTCTACAGTGGCAAAACATGCCAACTATGAGTAATTGGTTTCTAAAAACATACGAAGAAATTAGAAAACATACACAGCGCCCTATTATATTTAGACCACATCCTAGATGTATGTTGCCTGAGATCGAACGAGGGTTACGCAATGTATACAGGCAAGCACCAACTAAACTACCTGGAACATATGACGACTTTGACATGTCCTACGACCGTATACACGCTACTGTAAGCTACTCTAGCAACCCGGGTGTGCATAGTATCATTAACGGCATTCCAGCGTTTGTAGGTACCGCATCGTTAGCGTATGACGCTAGTAATGACATAGACTTCCTACACGATATAGAGAACCCATTCATGCCCGATCGAACACAATGGCTTAACGACTACGCACACACTGAATGGACTGTACAAGAAATATCTCAAGGCACACCAATTAAGCTCTTGACTTCTAAGCTATAATCCTATATAATACTATTATGAATTACACAATTGAAGATTACATAGAAATTCTTTCCGGTATCGTCGAACCAGATGATATATTTGGATCTTTTAATGTCGATGACAGTGACAAGGGATTAATCTTTAGTCTTGCAAGACAAACTATTAAAGGCATCCCTTATACTGATAGACAGTACGAGTTAGCAAAATCAAAAGTTATATATTATAAAGAGCAGTTTATTCAATACGATATTGAGCTTGCATTAAATACCCTTAGAATGCCGTTGCGAGAAATTGATAGATCAAAATGGATTAAAGCTGACGACAAATACATTTGTATACGCTTTCCGTTTACTAAGAAGATGATAAAGTATATTGACTTTTTAGAAACAATTTCTGACAGGAAGAAATACGATAAACAAAACAAAATACATTTTGTTCCGTTTAACGAACTAAACATCTACGAAGTAGTTGGTCAATTTAAAGATGCTAATTTTAACATAGATGATACCCTTACTAATATTTATGAAGCAGTAAAAATAATGAAAAACAAAAAAGAAGAATATGCACCTGGTATTTTTAGTTTAAAATTAAAAAACTTACACAACAAAGCAATAGATTATGCGTTGTCTTCTATAGGTGAACCTAATATAGAAAACTTAGTAAGATATAAAGACAAGCAAGATACATTGGGCATTGTACACTTTGACGAAGATGACTTATCAAATAGCGTCAATGCTACACAGCCACTAACACGCAGAATAATTTATAGAACACAGCGGCATGTCTTTATTGATGCTAAAGAATTTACTATGGACAATCTTGCTGAGTCAATGCTTGAACTGTACAGATTTCCTATTTTATTTTTGCTTCCGGAAAACGAACGTAGTTTAGATTTAATGCACAAGGTGCAATCTAGCTTTAAAAATATTATTCCGAACGAAAGTGTTACTAACCTTTATAGGAAAGAGAATTCGACAGACGGCAATAAAGAATATAACAATTATATAAAAGAAAATAATCTTAATAATTCTCTTGCTATTGACACTAAAATAGTGTATACTAGTAACAATAAGATACCAAAGCCCTTGCTTGAAACAAAATGGCAACCTTCTGTTGCTATACAACTTGAAAGCAAGCGGGCAAATACGCAAGTCGATAGCTATCTTAATGGAGTAGATTTAGTTATCCATTATGACGACAAGGCATTACTTTGGAAAGGATACGTAGAAAAAATATGAGTTCATGTAAACTAATAATTGAAGATGAAGTAAACATTAAGCTAGAAGGTCTAGACGTAGACATGCGTCGAAAGATCTCTAGCGCACTTAAATTTGAAGTGCCGTATGCAAAACATATGCCACAGTATAAGCTAGGTCGATGGGATGGCAAGGTTGCTTTCTTTGGTATTGGCGGCAGTGGGTATGTCAATCATCTCGATGTTGTACAAGAAGTACTAACTAAAAACCGAGTACAAATTGTCGACATTGAAGATAGGCGCACTCCTATTACTTTAAACTTTACTCCGGTTACAGAACGGTATTGGGCAGATCAAGGTGTTGTATGGCCTGAAGGGCATCCTGTAGAAGGCACAGAAATTATCCTACGTGACTATCAAGTAGAAGCTATTAACAACTTTTTAAACAATCCGCAAAGCCTGCAACAGATTGCTACTGGCGCAGGTAAAACAATTACTACAGCAACCTTATCACATATAACTGAGCCTTACGGTCGTAGTCTAGTTATTGTTCCTAACAAGTCGTTAGTAGAACAAACTGAAGAAGACTATATTAACTGTGGGCTTGATGTTGGTGTGTACTTCGGCGACAGAAAGAACCTAGGTAAGACTCACACTATTTGCACTTGGCAAAGTTTAAATATACTTGACAAGAAGCACAAGGATGGCTCAGCAGTGTTATCACTAGCAGAGTTTCTAGATGGTGTAAGCACAGTTATTGTCGACGAAGTACACATGGCAAAAGCAGAAGTTCTTAAGAACTTGCTTACTCGCAACTTAAAGAATGCTCCAATACGTTGGGGACTAACAGGCACAATACCTAGAGAGAAGTTTGAGTTTGAAAGTATACATGCAAGTCTAGGTCCAGTAATTGGACAAATTAGTGCTAAGTCGTTACAAGACAAAGGTGTATTATCAAAATGTCATGTTAACGTATGTCAACTAATAGACACAGTAGCACACAGTGATTATCAAAGCGAACTAAAATATCTAACAACGAACGAAGCAAGACTAGCATACATTGCTAAGATGATGAATAAGATTTCGCAGACAGGCAACACACTAATACTAGTAGATAGAATTAGCGCAGGCAAATTACTAGAAGAACTAATACCTAACAGCACGTTTGTAAGCGGCGCAGTAAAGGTAAAAGACAGAAAAGAAACTTACGACACAATTAAGGAAGGAACAAATGAAGTTATCATTGCAACATATGGTGTAGCAGCAGTTGGCCTTAATATACCACGTATCTTTAACATGGTTCTTCTCGAGCCAGGAAAAAGTTTCGTAAGGGTAATACAATCAATAGGACGTGGTGTTCGTATTGCTAAAGACAAAGACTTCGTACAAATATGGGACCTTACATCAACGTGTAAGTTTGCGAAGAGACATCTAACTCAGCGTAAGAAATTTTACAAAGAAGCAGAGTATCCATTTACAATCGAGAAAGTAGACTGGAATTAACTATGAGAATACTAACAATAGAAAACGAATGTTATTCGTTAAACAACTTACCAGATCAATTAGACGAAGATATAAGATTCAGTGTACTAGACAATAGCAACAGCGATGATCCTGACTTCTTTTTTATACCATTGATTTTTTTAGAAAGTTTTAATGCACCTGCAATCGTTATGGAAATAAACGGCTGTGAAATTATGATGCCCATTGATTGGCACATAGCTGTAGGTGATAGTGAAACAATAAACGACCTGGAAGTACTTCCGCTAACTAGTTTGAATGACAGAGGATTTGAAGCATTTATGTTTAATCCGTTACAAGGGTTTAAAGCTGATTACGCAGAAGTTAAGATACTAAATTTTTACAATGATGTAAAATGGTATTTTCCAAAAATGAAAAACGGACAGCTATTAACTGTGCCGCTGACAGAAGGACATAATCCGCAATGTGCATTTTTCGTTAAGGATATTAGCAGACAAATGGAACTTATTGATTATGGCAAACTCATCTAAGCAAGGAGAAAGTAAAATGGGAATTAAAGCAGGAAAAATTTGGGGAGCAACAGAGCTCATCCATGCAAACGGTGTATTAGAATTTCACCGTATTAATTTTAACGCAGGATTTAAATGTTCAGAACATGAACACCAATTTAAATGGAACGGATTCTTTGTTGAATCGGGCAAGATGATTGTTCGAGTTTGGCAAGATGATCAAGGACTAGTTGATGAAACTATTCTTGGTCCAGGTGACTTCACGCAAGTGAAGCCAGGTAAGATTCACCAGTTTGAAGGTTTAGAAGACGGTGTTGCTTTTGAACTTTACTGGGCTGAATTTAATCACGATGACATTGTTCGTCGTACAGTAGGCACCACAGTAACTAAAGGAAAATAAAAATATGTTTAAAAACATTGATAAAAGTATGATGCTAAAACTTGCACTTCTGCATGTTGTAGTAATTACAATTTCTAATGCATTAGTTTCTATTCCTGTAGAAATTGCAGGCATCAAACTTACATGGGCGGCATTTACGTTTCCGCTTGTAATACTAGCAACTGACTTAACAGTTAGAATGTTAGGTAAGCACATTGCAAGAGCAACTATTGTTGCTGCATATCCAATTGCTATCATTGCATCCATTGCAGTTGTAATGGCAGAAGGTGCTCCGCAGTCAGTAGCATTGCGCATTGGTTTAGCAAGTGCAACAGCTTATGCAGTTGGCACAATGCTTGACGTATATGTGTTTCAATACTTTCGTGAAAACTGGTCAAGACAGTGGTGGATTGCTCCGGCACTATCGACAGTTGTTGCAAACGTTATTGACAGCTACACATTCTTTGCTGTTGCGTTTAATAACTCAGCAGATGAGTATATGGCAGCTAACTGGATGGAAATTGCTACAAGTCAAGCAGGCTTAAAGATTGCAGTAGGATTAATTATCTTCCTTCCAGCATATGGTGTACTACTACGTTACATTAACGGTACACTTGGAGATGTAAAAGATGATGTGTTTGAACCAGTAATTGACGTTGTTGTAGACAAGCCTAAAGCTAAAGCTAAAGCACCAGCTAAAGCTAAAGCTAAAGCTAAAGCTAAAGCACCAGCTAAAACCGGTGGCAAAAAAGCAGGAGAGCTAAGTATGACTCCGACTGCTATTAAGCAACGTGAAGCACGAGCTAAAGCAAAAGCGAAGAAAGCTAAGTAATGCAACTTAGCGTAATGCAAAACTTTAAGGGTGTGGAAATGAAACCGTTTCCACACCTTTGCATTGATAATGCTCTTCCAGAGAAGATATACAATGAACTTGTACAAACTTTTCCGGAGGACATTATTTGCTCTACACCTGTATTAGATAATGGCATAACTTATAGGCATAAATCTAATCCGGTTCTTGTAGAAGATAACATTCCCAACATATGGAAAGAGTTTTTTGAATATCATACAAGTCCAGAGTTTTTTCAATATGTAACAGATGTGTTCGAGGACGCATACCACAAATACTATCCAAGTGACTTATTCCACTCTCTTAAAACAGGTAGTGTAGGAGTAAGAAAACTAAGTAAAAAGACAACATATGTTACTGACTGTCAATTTGTTGTACATGAACCTGTAGTCGAAACAGAAACATCACGTACACCGCACTTAGACAATCCTGGAGAAATATATGCAGGATTATTATATATGAAAAAACTTACTGATCAAAGTACAGGAGGAAACTTTACATTGCATGAAATAGATAAAGTACACTCGGTATTAAAAACAGGTGGCAGAGCCGTACAATTAAGTAATCCTGTAAAAGAAATAGAATACAAAGCAAATAATTTTTGTATGTTTTTAAATGTACATAATAGTGTGCATAGTGTTACTCCTAGGATAGATGCAACTGAGCGTCGACGTAGTATTAACATTATAGGCGAATATAATAAAAACGGAAAAATGTGGGAAGTACAAGAAGAAAATTATGCCTCTATATAGTTTACAATATATTAATGATTTAAAATACTTGCACCAGCGTTCAGATCGTCCGCGAGGATTTGGTGGCAAAGTAAAAAAGATGGGTCCATTTTATACATTCTTTGAAAAATGGCAACCTACCTCTGCAATAGATTACGGTTGTGGCAAGGGAGCCATTCTTAATCATTTACAAGAAAAATATCCAGACTGTCAATGGAAAGGATACGACCCGGCTGTTGAGGAATACAGCACAAGTCCTCATTTACCAGTTGAGTGTGTATTCTCAAATGATGTACTAGAGCATATTGAACCCGAATGTTTAAGTGATGTATTAGATCACATATGGCAGTTAAGCACAAAATATATTTGGCTATGTATAGATACATTGCCTGCAAGAAAAGTATTAATGGATGGGCGTAACGCTCACTTAATACTAGAAGGCAAAGATTGGTGGAGCGAACAGATACAACACAGAGACGGAAACATTGTTTACTGTGAACTAGGTAAAAAAGGTAAACTTTATGTCGCAATTGAAAAATAAGATGATTCCGGGTGAGGCATTAATATATGAAAGAGCCGACGGAGTTGTATATGCAAAATATAGAGACCCGCCGCATAATAAAACACCTCGTTGGATCATAGGCGGCGATCCTGCAGGCGTTGCAAGAGCACAAGGCGATCTATTAAATTATACCGAATGGCAAGAGTTGTGTAAACTCAGTTTAGAGTACCCTACACTAAAAAAGCTCTTAGACCAGTTGGTGACAACTTACTATACAGTAAAGGAAAAACAATGAGAATTATAGCAGGACCGTGTCAGCACGAGTCATTGGGACAATCAGCAGCCATTGCAGAGAAGTGTAAAGCAGTATGCGACAAGTATGGTGTAGAGTACATCTTCAAAGCAAGTTTTGATAAAGCAAATCGTTCTAGCTTGGGCAATAAGCGAGGAGTAGGTGTAAATCAAACATTGGCTGACTTTAGACTACTTAAAGAAGTGCATGGTGTTAAGACCCTCACAGACGTTCATACAGTAGAGCATTGTAGTCACATTACCTCTTTCTTTAATGATGCAGTAGATGTGCTACAGATACCTGCATTCCTTTGCAGACAAACTGACTTGTTACAAGCGGCTTGTGCTACAGATAAAGTTGTTAATATTAAGAAAGGTCAATTCCTTGCACCTTGGGATATGAAGGGTATATTAACTAAGACAGAAGGTGCTAAAGAGGTTTGGATAACCGAGAGAGGAACTAGTTTTGGATATAATACTTTGGTCGTTGATTTTACTGGCTTGGACTACATGCTTAATAATTATGATTATCCTGTTGTACTTGATGCCACGCACAGCGTACAGAAACCTGGCGGCAACGGAGGCAGTAGCGGTGGCAATAGGGATTACGTTCCTGGCCTATCTCGCGCAGGTAGTGCTTTGGGTATTAGGAATTTCTTTCTAGAAGTACATCCAGATCCAGACAACGCACCAAGCGATGGGCCCAACATGTTACGCTTAGATGACTTTGAAAGTGTAGTAAAGGACATAGTTGCAATTAGTAAGGTAGTAGGATGAGTAAGACAGCCGTCCTTATACCTGCACGTTATGCAAGTACACGATTTCCAGGTAAACCACTTGCACTTCTAAACGGTGTTCCTATGATACGTAGAGTGTATGAAGCCGCAGTAGCAACTGGTTACGACACATATGTCCTTACAGACGACATGCGTATCTTCGAATTGTTCAATGCTAGAAACTGTTGGATAGATGAAGCAGAATATGAAAACGGTACAGAACGATGCGCCGGTGCAATAAAGAATGAATTCTTTGCTAGGTATAATAAGTTTATAAATGTACAAGGCGACATGCCTGACGTAACAACGGATATGGTTGACAAATGTATTTCAAGTTTGCAACACTATTCTGTAAGCACAGTGTTTACAAAGATGCCAGAAGAAAAACAAAACGATCCTAACTCAGTTAAGATGGTACGTGCTGGTGACAGCGCACTTTGGTTTGGCAGAGGTATGACAGGCTACGGAGAATGGCACTTGGGAGTGTATGGTTATACACGCACTGCATTAGAACTGTATCCTAATATGATTGTAGAACTCGAAGAAGAAGTAGAGAAACTAGAACAACTCCGTTGGCTCAAAAACGGTTTACAAATAGGCTGTAATAGTGTATACTATAATGGAGTAGAGATAAACGCACCAGAGGATGTAGACGAATGGCACAAACAAAACTTCCAATAAAAGATATCTTAGCAGCTATTGACATGGGTGCTAAAGAAGTTTGGGACGAGTTCTCAGATGAAGAACGTAAACAAGTTAGCTTTTGGTTACTGAATAGATACGCTAGTAGTATTAGCGGCACCCGAGAGCAGAAAGAACTTGCTATTTTTAAAACTAATGAGTATTATAATAAAAACTGGAATGTACTTGGTATGAGGCATCCTAAATTACAATGGCAACTATTATGCCAAGCAGGTAACACAAAGCGTATAGAACGACATAACTGGATTGGTCTTAAAGGAAAAAAGTCCGGAGACAGTAAGATTGTTAAATTCTTAGCTGAACGTTTTCCTAATATGAAACAAGATGAGGTAGAACTACTTGCTGGAATATCTACAAAAAAAGAAATTAAAGAATACGCTGAGTCACTCGGAATGGATAAAAAAGATGTCAAGCTCTAAGCCCTTTGTTTGTGAATATTGTAATACAGGTTACTCAAGAGAGAAAACTCTTATAGTACATATTTGTGAGCAAAAGCGCAGAGCTTTACAAAAAAATGAACGGCGTGTGCAATTAGGTATGTATGCATTTAATCAATTCTACAAACTAAGTGCTAATGCAAAGAAGAACAAAACATATCAAGAGTTTTGTAAGAGCCAATACTATAATGCATTTGTTAAGTTTGGCAGTTTTATATCAAACGTAAAGCCTCTGTATCCAGAAAAATACATTGACTATGTTGTTACTAGTAATGTAAAATTAGATCATTGGTGTAAGGAAGCAATGTATGAAACTTATGCTATTGAACTTATTAGAAAAGAAGGTGTCGAAACAGCACTAGAACGTACTATTACAACAATGATGGATTGGGCAAGTGAAAACGACCCGGCACCTTGGAATCATTACTTTCGCCATATAGGACTTAACACTGCAATATGGAATATTAAAGACGGCAAGATAAGCCCGTGGCTTATACTAAACTGTACCAGCGGAAAAGAAATGCTAGGTAAGTTCAGCGACGAACAATTAAGTATGATTTATCATGTATTAGATCCAGCACACTGGGCAATGCGGTTTAAGCGCAACCCTAAAGATGTTGAACTTGTAAAAGATGTAGTTAAAGAAAGCAACCTATGAACTTAAAGTCATTTTTAAAATGAGAGAGAACAACAATGCCTGATATTGATATAGACTTTGCAGACAGAAATATTATCTTAAACAAGATACAACATCGTGTAGCAAAGTTAGAGACAGGTAAAAAACATAACACGGGTGTTTATGTAACAGAAATTCCACACAATCCGTTTAATGAAATATCTACTATTGATTACAAAACTGCAGACGACCGCGGTTACTTTAAGTTAGATTTTCTTAATGTAAACATTTACAAAGACATTAACAACAATGAACATCTAGCCCAACTAATGGAAAAGGAACCACTATGGCAACTACTGGAGCACGAAGATTTCAGCGAAAAGGTATTTCATCTCAACGGACACGCAAGTCTATTGAGGCAATTGAAACCTACATCGGTAAAACAATTAGCTGCGACACTAGCAATCATTCGACCAGCAAAGAGACATCTAGCAAACGAGAACTGGGATACAATAATGAAAGAAGTGTGGGTAAAACCGACTAATGGAGAATACTTCTTCAAGAAAGCTCATGCAGTGAGCTACGCTATGGCATGTGTAGTACACATGAATTTAATCTGTGAACAGCTTAACGCTTAGGCTTTCGAATAAGTTGTACGTTTTTACGTTTTACTCGTTTGATAGCCAAGTTACTAAGGTTAACCGTAGGACCTAAAATAACTTTTACATCTTTACTATTCATTGTCATTTGACAATATTTTATTACATCAACTTCCTTGCGCAAGAATATATTTATAGGAATCATTCTATTTGATTCCCACCACCATGTCTCGCCTAATTCGAGCATGAATTTTTTCTCTTCGACACTTCTTAGTTTAGTATACACTAATACTGAAGTAACAAATTGATCTTGATTTACAACGATGCCGACATACTCTTGTCCCCCGTAGGTAACAACACTTATGAATGGATAGTTTTCTTCTATATCTTTTCTTAACATAATTTCCGCTAAATAATAGTATGCAATTAGTACCTAGATATTTAGTAAATAATCGAGTAACCATCGTAGCAAATGACGCAGGATTCGTAACGGAGTATAACCCAATGTATCAACGACAAATAAAAGTATATAAAGGCATTGATAATGTCATCCAGTTTAGATTGTTAAACGCAGATCAAAAACCTATAAACGTTTCGTCATACACTCCAAAGTTTGTAGCATTTGACGAAACTAAGGCACTTGTTATAGAACACGATGGATCAATCCAACAATTAGATGATAGTAGTGCTACACGGGGAATGTTTACAGTTACTATTACAGAGAATGACTTATTGAATATTCAACAGCAATATTTAACATACAATGTATACTTGGTACATAACACAGACAGTTCAAAAACACTAACGTATACTGATGGACATTTCGATAACAATGCAACAATTTTTGTTGACGCAACTGCATTTCCAGGTGCCAAGGCATCATACAGCATAACATCATTTACAGAAGATATGGGCTTGCCAGGTATTGATGACAGTACATGGGTATCAGAAAGCATTACAGCAGAACCGGCAATTAACGGAAACGAAGCACTGCATACCGCAGCAATTTATTCAGCTAGTTATACAGGTAATGTAGTAGTACAAGCTACACTCGATAATCAGATAACGGGCGACACTCAGTGGGCAGATGTAACAACAGTGACGCTTGCTTCACCTAGCACACCAACACCAGTTAATTTTAATGGTGTATTCAATTACGTGCGATTTAAAACTACAGCAAATCCAGCAGATAAAATATCTAAAATACTTGTCCGAAACTGATTGACTTCTTAGTCAATTGACGCTATAATACTAGTATGAGTATTGTAAGCGAAACAGTTCTGACGTACCTTCCAGCAAAGCGGAAAACTACTCCTAGTGGGTGGATTAGCTTCAATGCGCCATGTTGTCATAATACTGGCAGTAGTGCAGATACTCGTGGCCGCGGTGGATTAATTAGCAACCCAGATGGCGGCGTTAGTTACCATTGTTTTAACTGCGGCTTTAAGACAAGCTGGCAACCAGGAAGATCTTTTTCACATAAATTGCGTAAACTCCTACAATGGTTAGGAGCACCTGATGACGTAGTCAACAAGGTAGCATTAGAAGTTATGCGAGAAAATGAAGGCGTTATAGCTAAGACACAGATAGCCCAACTGCCTAAATTTAATACTGTTCCGTTGCCAGAAGATGCTGTTAAGATTTCTGATATTGTAGATTTTAACAAATACAGTTTAGCTATACTCGAGTATATGGCCGAACGTAATCTTAATTTAGATGATACAACTTATTATTGGGCTCCTAGTTTAGGTTACCGTGACCGACTTATTATTCCGTTTTACTTGGAAGGTAATGTAGTAGGATGGACAGCCAGGAGCATACTAGCAGACAAGAAACCTAAGTATCTAACAGAAGTACAACCTGGATTTGTATATGGTCTAGACGAACAGCATTACAAAAAAGTTTTTTGCATACTGTGTGAAGGTCAGCTAGATGCAATACATATAGACGGGTGTGCGCTAGGCGGAAGTGAGATAAGTGATCAACAAGCAATGTTGTTAACTAGATTACAAAAAGAAATAATAGTTTGTCCTGATCGAGACCAAGCAGGGTTAAAACTTATTGAACAAGCAATTGATAAAGGTTGGTCAGTGAGTTTGCCTGATTGGCCTGCTGGTATAAATGATATCGGTGATGCAGTAAATAAATTCGGACGACTGTATACACTCTACAGTATTGCAAATAATGCAGAATCAAGTCCGTTAAAAATTCGACTACGGGCGAAGAAATGGCATATATAATAGTAGCACAAAATGCTAGAAAGAGAGTAAACACAATGACCGAATTTCATCAAGGAATCTTTGAATTCCTTAAACGAGTCATCGCAGGAAGTAGTGTAGGACTAGCAGTAGTATATACCCTTGGACACATAGTAATTGCAATGACAGTTGTAAGTCTTATGACCGGAGCAAGTATATGGGAAGCCGGAGCAGTTGCATTAGTAGAACCTAGTATCAACGGGGTATGGTTTTATATATTACATTCAATATGGAAAAAAATTAACAAATCAAAGGCATAATTAAAAAGTATGGCAACTAGACAGAATACAGATTACGGGCACGATATACAACGAGTATATCTTGAAATGATGATGACAGATGCTGAGAGCTTTGTGCGCTGTCAGGCAGTGTTTGATCCAATGGCATTTGATAGACGTTTGCAGGAACCTGCAAAGTTTCTTAATGAGTATGTGACTGAGCATAATGCACTACCTACATTTGACATGATTAACGCAGCAGCGCATAGTGATCTAAAACACCCAGGTGAGTTGCAAGAGACACACTATGATTGGTTGCTTTCAGAGTTTGAAACATTTAGTAGACATAAGGCATTAGAGAGTGCTATCTTACAAAGTGCAGACTTGCTTGAGAAAGGTGAGTATGGACCAGTAGAAGATCTAGTTAAGAAGGCTGTGCAAATTGGTCTACAAAAAGACTTGGGTACAGATTACTTTAAAGATCCAAGAGCTAGACTTGAAAGCATTAAGAGCAGTAACGGACAAGTAAGCACAGGCTGGTCCGCTATCGATAAGAAACTATTTGGTGGCTTTAACAGAGGCGAACTGAATATCTTTGCAGGTGGTTCGGGTGCAGGTAAGAGTTTGTTCTTGGCTAACCTAGGAGTTAACTGGGCACTAGCAGGTATGAACGTATTGTACTTGACACTAGAGCTTAGTGAAAGTCTTGTTAGTATGCGTGTTGACAGTATGATAACTGGTATTCCAAGTCGAGATGTGTTTAAGAGCATTGACGATGTTGAAATGAAAGTTAAGATGATTGGCAAGAAGGCAGGCGCATTCCAAGTTAAGTATATGCCAAGTGGCAAAACACCTAATGATGTACGTAGCTATATTAAAGAATTAGAAATTAAAACAGGACGCAAAGTAGACGTACTGTTAATTGACTACTTAGATTTGCTTATGCCCAACGGTGCAAAGATTAGTGCAGAGAACTTGTACATCAAAGACAAGTACGTATCAGAAGAGTTGCGTAACTTAGCAATGGAATTGAACTGTGTGTTTGTTACAGCGGCACAGTTGAACCGTGGCGCTGTTGAAGAGATTGAATTTGATCACTCGCACATATCAGGTGGACTTAGTAAGATACAAACAGCAGACAACGTGTTTGGTATCTTTACAAGTAGAGCAATGCGTGAACGTGGACGCTATCAGTTACAGCTAATGAAGACACGTAACTCAGGCGGCGTAGGACAAAAAATTGACCTAGCGTTTGATATAGATACACTTCGAATATCTGATTGTGATGACGACGACGATGGCGACAATTACTCTAATAGTTCAGGTAATTCAAGTAGCAGTAGTATAATGGATAAAATTAAACGCGGAGCAGAATCGCAACCACAACAACGTGAAGATCCAAGCGAAGGTAACGGGCTTGGCAAAATACGTGCTGAAACAGACTCAACAAAGTTGAAAAACTTTATTAATAATTTAGGCAGTGATGAATGAAGTACTTCTTAGGGTCGTGTGAATACAAGTGGACACATGTAGATACACGCACGGAACTTATTTGGATACGCAGAGAACTAGGTGACGAACTGTTCGAACAATGTAATCAAGATGGATTTAACTTAGTCTATAATCATAGCCCTAGTCTTTATCTTCCTGATGACATATATTGTCTTTGCAAAATATACGTAGAAATTACTGATACTAAAAACGGTATGCTGTTTGTATTAAAGAATGAAATTAAAAATGACTATGATCAATTAGAGAGATTCTACTATGATCAATTAGAGAGAGTTGATGGTGTTCGCAGAAGATCGTTTTGAAAACCATCTTATTAAGCCAGTCTGAAAGGCCATCTTACTCTAACCGATCCGTGTACAGCATTGCGTATGTGTGTATGCGTAGCTTCGCCTCTGCCGTGAAACAATTGAACGTTTGCTACAATTAATGTATTTGCCTCAACAGTCATTGGGCTAACGTGGATGCTCATCTGAGCAAGTTCAGCATCAGTGGCTCGCAAACTGCCTTCTATATGTCCACGTAGTTTAGACTTATCCCAACGCCCTGTACAAAGTTCTTGAGTTTGTTTATGATACCAATTCCAAAAGTTTGCATCGTACTTCGGCGCACTTGTTTGGAGTCTAAAAGGACCGTCACCTAATTCTACCTTATCAGGAAAGTACCACCACTTGACCGCAGGGAAAAATATATCACTATGTATATCCTTCTGTTCGTCATTGTCACTAGGTGTATTTTGAACACGCTGTATAAATGTATTTTGATTGTATAGTGCTGTAGTTTCGGGATTGTCTAGGCCAATGCAGTCTGTAATAATCTTTTTCATGTCACTGTTATTAACTAGATAATCTATTCCAGGATTTGCTTTACTTTCCATCTGACAGTTATTAAAGTTTTGTTTATTAACACACACTGGGTATTGCATACACTCTTGCTGTACTAGAGTATGCATGTCATTAGATAAAAAGTTGTTAACTGCTATGTGTCCGTTGTTTATAAAGTCTTTACGTTTAGCTCTATGCTGTGCGGCATATGTACTAAAGGCATATCTAAAAAGATGTAAACCTCGATTGGTTAAATCTAAATTACTAAACAATGGATTCTTTTTAAACTTCTTGACATTGGTATAAACAACATCAGGAACGTCTCCGCCCATTATTAATCTAGCCGCATCAAGAACGTGCTTATTAAAGTTTTCTTTATCTTCAATAGCATTCATTTCAATTGTTTTTAATTTTGGGTTATTTAAATAATCACTTACTAACATAAAAATATTTAGCCTATCAAGTACATATATAAATATGAATATGGAAATTGCAATACGAGGTGCCCTGGGCACACAACTATTTGAATACCTATGCGGATTAGATTTTGCCCAGGGCGCAGGTCAAACAGTTGAGAAAATAACAATTAGTACAGGCGGAAAAGTTGTTGCTCCTGTGAAAGTAGACTGGC